CAATTCCTGCTAATAGTTTGCAAGATTTGACAAATGCTGCTGTTAACGAAATTGCTGATTCATTACCTCCAGAATTACTACTTAAGTATGTAGCTAATAGCTCTACAGTTAATAGCAGTGCTGGTATGGATGCTACTGAAGAAAAGAAAGTTTTACTTGTTACAAGAGAAATTTCAAATTCAGGAACAGAAGTTAGAGAATGTACTCCTGTCCCTTTTTATGAATTTTTAAGAGCTCAAGATTCAACAAGTATTTATACTGCTACAGTAGAATCGCCTGTATATACATATGATGTAACTACTGCTAATGACCCTAAATTGAAGATATTTCCAGTACCTACTGGTGACCAAATAGTTACCATTTGGCATTTTAACTATAAAACTGGAGCTACTGGAGATGGAAGTACCGTTTCTGGTCTTCCTGATTCTGTTCTACAAGCAATAGTATTAAAAAGTTGTGTAAATATATTGCAAACTTATATAAGCGATTTTGTTCAAGATGAAGAAGATAATGAAATGCAAACAATGTTAACAGCTCAAATACAAACTTTAACACAGCAATATGGCATGGAAATGTCTAGGTTTATGGAACAAGATGCTACACCTAGAGGAGAATAATGACTACTAAAGAAATGATAGAATTAATACAGCAACATCATCCTCATTTAGGTGAAAAAGAGATTATTAATAGGCTTAATAGAGCTAAGGATGACTTTTGTGCTAGGACTGAAATAGTAAAAGATTCTTATACAACTACAACTGTAGCTAATCAAAGATACTATACTATTAGCAGTAATATAATTAAAATATTATCTGTTTGGCTAAATGACGTTCAAATTCCTATGTTGCTAGGAAAACCCAAAATAGATGATGATACATCGGAGGATGGATAATGGCTAAAAAGACAAGAGCTTGGTTTGTAGATAAACTTATAAAAATAGGTATTGTAGAAAAAGGTACAAACACAGTAACAAAAGATGGATATACTACAGACTGGTCTTCTATATCAGAAGCTAAAGACTTAAGAATATATGCTATATCTAGAGATGCTGATTTAGCTATTAACTCTGTGACATCT